AGTCGCGGGCGAGAATCTCGAACCGCAATCTATCGTTGTCACCCATTCTCAGTTGAGCACACTTCAAGAAGCCAGCTTGCAACACAGGTTCCCAGCACTCGAGCGAGGGAAGCATGTTTGCCGGAACTCCTATCACAGCGACGTTCAATGTTCCGTCGCTGAGCGGCGCACAAATGCACTTGGTCGGCGAAAGAGAGAATTTCTCCTCGCCTGTTTGTCCCACTGTCAGTAGCACCACGCTTCCATCCGAATGCTCGCGCAGATACTCTACCGTGACAATCATCATCTCCCCCTTCTGTGAAACCGCGGACTATCCACGACGCGGTGTGAGCGCAAAGAGCTCAATAACAAGCGCCGCAAAGTAAATACTGTGCGCTAATTATTCAGCTCTATGCAGAAACGACATGCGTCGCAGAGAGAAGAAACCTTCTACTACCTCGAAAGTTGATGAAATACAGAATACGCTCAGTAGATGCAATGAAATATTCAAAATTATTTCGCATAGTTGCATAGTTATGCGGCGTTAAAACTTTGTGCTATGGAAGGGGTTCGTGCGGATACAAAGTTTTGTCCACGAGCGCGGTAAATTACGAAGTTTATTAAGAGTAGGGGACTCAGTTCTCAGTTTGGATTGAGTGAAGTTTGTTAGCTAGCGATTTTAAGAATGTCTGTCACGCAGTTCGATAATATTCCCGTTTTTGGGGAGCCAGATGCGGAAGCAATCAAGCAAATGCGGATGTGTTCTGTGGATGCGAGCTATGCTGCGCTGATGGCAGATCATCATTTGGGCTACTCAGTTCCTATAGGTGGAGTTGTTGCTTATGAGAACAAAGTTAGTCCGTCGGCAGTTGGTTACGATATTGCCTGTGGCAACAAGGCCGTGCTTTTGGATGTAGACGCTGGGGACGTGCAACGTAACATTAAAAAGATAATGGACGATTTATGGCGCTCGTTATCTTTTGGAATGGGCCGCAATAACAAAGAAGTAGTTGAGCATCCGCTTTTTGATGACGCTTCTGCCTGGGAGGCGCCTGCTACAAAAGGGTTGAAGGATTTGGCGCGGCAGCAGTTAGGCACAATTGGCGGCGGCAATCACTACGTGGATTTATTCGTCGATGAAAAAAACCGCGTATGGTGCGGAGTGCATTTTGGTTCACGCGGCTTAGGCCATAAAACCACTACTTACTTCTTAAAAACAGGTGGAGCTAAGGAGGGCATTCACGTCAAGCCACTGCTGCTAGATGCAGAGGCGGATCTGGGCGAGCAATACATTCAGGCAATGCAGCTTGCGGGGCGTTATGCTTATGCGGGCCGTGATTGGGTATGTGAGAAAGTTGCGGCTATACTCGGCGCGAAGATTTTAAAAGAAGTTCACAATCATCATAACTTCGCCTGGCAAGAAGAACACTTTGGTCGAAAGTTGTGGGTAGTCAGAAAGGGTGCAACTCCATCATTTCCGGGGCAGCAGGGATTTGTCGGCGGTTCGATGGGGGACATCTCTGTGATATTGGAAGGCGCAGAAAGCGAACTCAGTAAGAGCGCGCTATATTCCACGGTGCATGGCGCTGGTCGCGTTATGAGCAGACGTCAAGCTGCTGGTCAATTCAAGTTTCAAAGTGGCAAGCGAGTTAAAGTCAAAGACGGCAAAGTGAGTCGTCAAATGATGCACGATTGGATCTCTGCGATGAGCGTCGAGCTGCGAGGTGCGGGAACGGATGAGTCGCCACATTGTTACAAGAGACTTCCAGAAGTGTTAGCTCATCATGAAAACACGATCAGAATTTTGCATACGCTAAAACCAATTGGCGTTTTAATGGCTGGCGAGGATGAGCTGGATCCGTTTGCCGACTGAATTGATATTTTAGGGTGTTGTTGTTAAGAACCCTTTACTTACTTCCTGGGTAGAATTGATGTCTCTCTCTTGCTGTGGGCTCATAGTTTAGTTGCGCGCTCGCACTAAGAGAGATGGTCTTGAAGGTTGTACTAGCCGCAGTGATCCGCAATCTAGTTGTTCGAAAAGGAGGCTGTTGTGGAAGAAAGCATCGATGTCCGCGAGCTTCGTAAGCGCACAGGACTGACGCAGGAGGAGTTTGCAATCACGGTTGGCGTTACAGTTTCTACTGTCAACCGTTGGGAAAACGGGCATTCGTCGCCGAGTAAACTCACGGCAATCACTCTACAAACTCTCTCTACTGTCCAGCTCAGTCGCGAAACTGGCGTGGCGCCGCTGGCCATTTGGAGTGCTGAGAGAGTCAGAACTTTGCGACTCGCTGCACGGATGAGTTACGATGAGTTTGCTGATGCGGTGGGCGTTGAGAGCTTTATGATTCAGCGCTGGGAAGATGACGATTGTTTGCCGGGTCGCATTGCTCGTATGGGACTGGATTCGCTACGAGAACGTTTTCCGGTTGCGCCTGATCTAGAGCGTTGGAGCGATAATCCGGCCGCTCTCGCGGACTGGACGCCAACTCGAATTCGAAATCTAAGAGAGCGATTCAAGATGAGTCCAAGAAAGTTCGCTGAGCTCGTTGGAGTCTCGCATTCGACAGTCATTCGCTGGGAAACTGGAACTCGACCGATGAAACGAGTTAAGCAGATTCTTCAGCGACTCGAGTCGGAAGCTGATGAAGCAGCGAAGATCTCGAAAGTCGCGTAAGAAGTTCTCGCGGTAAGTTCTGCTAAGCTTCGTGCGGAAATTCGCCCCTGGATGTCTGGAGGATGAACTTCAGGCGTCCAGGGGCCTCTCTAGGATGTAATCGAAGGTTTTTCTTGTTTAAGGCCAATCTCTCGCACCGTTCCGATCTCTATGTACGATAATGTTCCGATCCGGGGATCTGATAACTGCGCAGTTGGTAGTCCAGAAAAACTACGGAAGTGAATGCTCGTTCAACTTATAGTAAGTATTCGACAATGTCAAAGAATAACTTTCGTAAAAATTTACCCATTACAAATTTTTTACATCCCTTACATTATCGTTATCAAAACTTAGCGCACTGATACCTGATAAGTATTTCTGCGCATTTCAATTGTACTCACCTCAAAATCGTACTAGAATTAAATTGCTCTGCGATACGCAGTAACATCGAAGAGTGAATGCACCCGCTCAACGCTCGTTCAGGTTGAGCGGTTTCCTTTGTAGTTCTGTTGTTCAGTAGTAGGTAGTTTTCCAATGGCCAAAAAAACTGGCCGTCCGTCCAAGTTTAGCTCAACTGTCACCGCGCAAGCGGAGAAATTAATTGCATTAGGTGCCACCGATGAGCAGTTGGCAGACTTTTTCGCAGTTTCGACTTCGACTTTAAGTAAATGGAAGCTTGACCATCCAGAGTTTTCGGAGACCCTAAAAAAAGCCAAGTGTCAAAAAGATGCGCAAGTTGAGCGCAGTCTACACGAGCGCGCTACAGGTTACTCACATAAAGCCGTTAAAATTTTTCTCACAAAAGACGGGGAGGTCGTCGAGCACGAGTATGTCGAACGTTACCCACCTGACCCCACCTCGATGATTTTCTGGCTTAAAAATCGGCAGAAAGAGCGCTGGCGCGACAAGCAGGAGCATGAAGTTACCGGCAAGAACGGTGGTGCTTTAACAGCGGTAATCGTGGATGGGAAATGAATGCACAATAAAACTTCCAAAATTTCATCAAAAGCAGCAATTGTTTTTCGATTCTCCCGCCTCGGAAATACTATTCGCCGGCGATACCAGGGCCGGCAAGTCATTCGCTATTCGCAAAAGCTACATAATCTGGTGCAGCCGTATACCGGGGTTGTTATGCGACATCTTTCGCGTGAATTTCGACGACGTTATTCGCAACTACATGGAAGGCGAAACATCGTTTCCGGTACTACTAGCAGAATGGGAGAGCGGTGGTCTCTGTACGATAAATCAAACCGAAATTATCTTCTGGAACGAATCGCGAATATCACTCGAGCACTGCGCAGACGACAAGGTGATGAAAAAGCACCAAGGGGTTGCCAAGCACGTGCGAACACTCGAGGAATCAACACAAATGCCAGAGCACCGTATTCGTGCTTTGTCCGGTTGGGTGACTATGTCTGAGTTAATGAAATCGAGAGTTCCACCAGAATGGAAAGGACGTTTTCCTAAGCTAATTCACGCCACAAATCCGGTAGGAGAATCCAAGCTTTACTATAGAAAACATTTCGTTGATGCCCGACCTCCGATGAGCATCGCTCAGGTTGGTCAGTTTAAGCGACAATATATACCAGCTTTTGTCTACGACAATCCAAGCGAGGACGAAACCGCAACTCGCGCACGTATCGGTGAGGCTTTCACGGACGTAGCAGTTCAAGATTCGCTAATCAGTAAAGATCCTCTAGGTATCAAAAACTGGCACACATCAACCGGAGAGTTTTTTATTGAGTGGGACGAAGATCGTCATGTCGTAGTCAACTTTAAACCTCCGTCACACTGGTTTAGGTATCGGACGTTCGATTGGGGAACCGCTGAGCCAGCTTACTGCGCATGGATTGCAGTTAGCGACGGCGAACCCTTTAGTGACGATCAAGGCCGTCAACGGTGGTTTCCGCGTGGCGCAATAATCGTCTACGACGAATGGTACATCGCTGACCCGAAAGAGCCTGCAAAGGGTCTACGCATGCGAAACGGGGACATGGCGCGAGGTATCGTAGATCGCTCCGATGTTAACTTTCAACACTGCGTGACCCTCACGGACTCAAAGCCGTTTCAGGACACTGGCGGCGATGGGCCAGCAGCAGAATTTCAACGCAATGATTGCCCTTTAACTCGCGCAGACACATCGCGAGTAGCCGGATGGTCACAAATGCGCGGGCGACTGATCGGAATAGAGTTTGATTCTAACAATCCAGTACGAGTTCCGATGCTATACGTAACCGAGCAGTGCATGGCTGCCCGGCGCTATATTCCTCTCCTTCAACGACATCCGAGCGAAAAAAAAACTGAAGATGCGTTCGAGCATGGCGAAGCTACTCACACTTGCGACGCTATTCGCTACGCCTGCATGGCCCACAACAACGCGGTCATTAAAGACCATATGCAACCAATGCAAACGCGCATCCAACAAGCAATCGAGCAGAACAAACCAACGATGCAGAAGATGTTGAAGAGGAGAGGTTATGGCTATTTCAATTGAAGAAGCGAGGCAGTTTGTCGAGGATGCGAAGAAAGGTGGTAGAGAGAATTGGCTGAAAATGGCCAACGCTTCATGGGCCGAAATAAAAAAAGTGCAGAGTAATGGAAAGTTATACAGCACTGACTCGAAACAGCTTAAAAAGAAAGCGCGATACCCTGCATGGAATTCTATTTTTAAGATTCGACAACCGCTACTGTTGTCGCGGCCTGGTATTCCAGTAGGTAAAGACAGTACCCAAGATGGGAATGATAACGTTGGCGCCACCGCTGCGATACTAATAGAGCGTCTTGCAACCAACTTAGCTAAAACATTCGACTTCTTTGATGTTATGCAAGCGTGTCGCGACGATGCGCTTGCTACGAACTTCACGACAGCTCGAGGTTACTACGAATGTAAAGAAGTGACCGAGCATGTTAAGGAGTACTTAACTCCACAGCAGCAACCTGATGGGCAGGTTGTGCTTGTAGACCAAGAAGGTCAAATTGTAGTCGCAGATACAGTTTCTCAAGACGATGAAGGCTATTACATCGAGCATGAAGAGACGGTCGATATCGAACGGGAGGCAGTTTACTTAGACCACGTCTTATATAAAGAGATCTACATAGATCCAGACATTAAACGCTGGAAGAAATGCGAAAGAGTAGCTTTCGAGTTGCATTACTCTCGTAGACAGTTCGAGCGAATCTTCGGACGGCAAGCGGTGCTTACATTACCACGAGATGAGAATGGCTCGGGTGGTGTTGATGCGGCAGAACCAAAAAAACAAAACATTAAAGTCTTTGAGTACTGGGATAAATACGAGAACGCAACTTACTACTTTGCGGAGAACGGTACGGATTTCATTACACCGCAAGCTTACATAGTTCCGAAAGACGATAATTACGACGCTGACCTTGAAACGAACGGTCTCTATAACTTAGAGCAGTTCTTTCCAAACGTCACTCCGATGATTCTAAATGCTCCCACAGATTGTCTTTGGCCAATCCCAGAATACTACCAATTGGTTGATATACTAGAAGATCTCCATACAATTTTCACGCGCATGTTTGCGCTCACTAAAGGTATTCGCACACGACTAATGTTTGACAATGGTGTGGACGGACTTGAAGTAGCAATCTCCGAGGCGTCTGAAGGAGATTCGTTCGGCGTGCCTAACCTGACTGGACTGTTAATGCAGGCAGGTGGAAAGTTAGATAATGCCGTTCAATATCTCAACGTCGCACCGATGGTTGAAGCGCTTAACAATATGTATATAGCGCTCGAGAATCGGCTAAGCATTCTTTATAAACTCACCGGTACTTCAGATCTATTGCAAGGTTTTATCACAGACCAGACAGATCGCACGTTCGGCGAGCGGCAAATGCAAGAAAAGTATGCGCTCAATCAAGTGGCAGAAGCGCAGCGAAAAATGGCTGAGTTTGTACGGGACTGCTACCAGCTACTTACAGAGATTGCGCTTAAAAACTTCAAAGATGAATCGTTGGCAATTTACATGATGCCGCAAACTCTCCCGGAAGAGCATAAACCGCGCTACGAAGCCGCGCTTGGAATGCTCAAGCAAGATCCGAAACGATTTCGTATTGAACTGGAAACTGACTCAACTATTGCTTTGAATGAGGAATACGACAAAGCAATGAAAATTGAGATGGTGAATGTAATTACTACAGCACTAGAGAAAGCTGCAAACGTGTCAGAACAGAATCCAGCTTTGATGCAAATTGAATTACATGCAGTTAAAGTGCTCCTTCAAGCGTTCAGACAAGGAAAGTTATTTCAGGGTGAACTAGTTCAGGCAGTAGACCAGCTAATTGAACGCTCTAAAGCAGCGGCCGATGCGCCACCGCCGTTTAATAAAGACGAGTCGGACGCACAGCTTAAGCTTCGACAGTTAGACGACAACGCCGTGCTGAAGCAAATGGAGATCATATCTAACGAAAAGATCGAAGTAGCTAAATTGCAGAATAGTCAGCAGATTGAGCTATTCAAAGCAGAAGGTAATCAAGCTATCGCTTCTCTTAACGCTAATATCGAAACCTATAAAGCGCAGATTAATCAAGGGAAAGAGGTCGAGAAACTTCGACTTGGATACGCAGAACTTAACGCTAACATCGCTCAGTCGAGAGACAAGTTACTCCTGGAAGTGCAGCAGCTTGTAGCTCAGAGCCGTAAGGACTCAGCTGACGCAGAGACTGACGCTTTTAGAGCGCAGATTGAGGCTGACTTAGCGGGTTATGAAGTTCAATTCCGTGCAGCAGAGCAGAAGCTCGAAGAGTTTAAAGGAATTCTAGATCTTCGCGAGCGCTACATTACAGAAGCACGCTTACAGCAAGAAGCGAATATCGAGAAGTCGCAACACCGACTGGATGCACTAGCGCAAGCTGTCGAGTCGCAAGCTCGTTTAATTGAAGCAAGTAAGCCAGAAGCTGCAGCGGGACATACAGTTACCATTAATAGCTCAGACCAGCAGAAAGCGTCGCAGCCAATCCGAATTAAGCGCGACTCGGAAGGTCGTATGTTAGAAATTCATACCGGAAATCGCGTATCTAGAGTTCTCCGAGACGAGCGCGGTGATATCGCTTCGCTTGTTTCCGAAATGATTAACGAGCAGGAGCCGGTTGTTAGCGCATGAGTGTTGAGTTATTCGTTCAAAGTGTCGCTAATGGCCCGCTGAGCAGCTACCCTGTCCTAACGTGCAAAGTTGACGGTGCTTTAGTGCAACTCGCGGCGATTCTCGATACTGCTACAGGAGCACCAATTGACTGGTCGTCGATTGGAGGTGGAGGCGGAGGTGGTGGGCCATCCACACTCCCAACCACTCCTACTCATGACCAAGTATCGTGTAACGACAATAACTCAACACTTGCACTTGCTGTTAATTCAAGTCGCAGAACAGGAAGTTATATAGCTAACCCGAACGACGGAGTTGTGTTCTGGGTATCGGAGGGCCAACCCGCTGCAGTGGGCGAAGGTTTTCCGCTTTTCTATGGTGGTGTTTACGACATTCGAACGACTGAAGATGTCTTCGTGATTCAGAATTCAGGTAACACATTGTCGGTTAATTCTCTTGAGGTAACGCTATGACGAGGTGGTTACTTTTACTCCTATTTCTTCCTGCTATTAGTTTCGCTCAAAACATTCCGCAACCACTTGCTGTTAAGCAGCATGGAGTGTGGACGAACGCTTGCACGCAAAGCGGCACATGGAGCATTAACAACATAACCGGTACGGTGCCATTACCTACCGGAGCAGCAAGTTCTGCAAATCAAAGCACGATAATTAGTCACGTAGATGGTATCGAAACGTTACTAGGCGGAACGCTTAGTGTTGGCGGAACTGTCACCGCTAATGCTGGAACAAACTTAAACACGTCGCTATTAGCTCTAGAATCGGGTGGTAATCTAGCAGCACTTGTAGCTAAAGACTTCGCTACTCAGACTACCTTAGCAGCCTTAAATGCTAAGTTCGTTACTGGAACTGACATTGGTGACGTTACTATAAATAACGCGTCGGGGGGTTCAGCTGTTAATGTCCAGGACGGCGGTAATTCATTAACTGTCGACGCGCCTGTTGGAACTCCAGTGTTCGTAAGACTGTCAGACGGCTCGTCAGCTATTACAACACTTCCAGTTTCGCTAGCTTCAGTTCCATCTCACGCAGTTACAGAAGATAACTCGGCTTCTATGTTAACTGCTTTACAGCTAATCGATAACATCGTTTCTGGCGCAGGAGTAAACATTACGCAGCTGAACGGCGTGAATGTGACAATGGGTAACGGTTCGGCCGGAACTGGAGTTCAGCGAGTTACCATAGCCGACGACTCAACTGGTCAAGTTAAACTCGCAGCGGGGACGGCTGGCATTGGTAAGCTCACAGCTAACTCGGGAGTCGATATAGGAGACGTTGATGTAACAAGTCTACCTAGGTCATCAACCTGCACAACTACAAGCGTCGCAGGCTCAGCTTCTAGCGTCACTCTTTTAAGCACTAATTCTAACCGGTTAGGAGCTACCATATTCAACGACTCAACAGCGATCCTCTACGTCAAGCTAGGCACAACGGCGTCTACTTCAAGCTTTCAATACAAGGTCTATCCAGAGCAGACAGTTGAAATTCCATACGGCTACACAGGTCGCATTGACGGCATCTGGGCATCTGCTGCAGGAAATGCACGAATCGGAGAGTTTACGTAATGCCGCTCTTTGGCGAAATATTAAAGTACGATTCCCCAACGCAGATCGGTTTTCGCAGCCCAGCTGTTGCGAGTTTGGTCGGTAACGCAGGAGGTCTGACTTTGAAAGGGTCTTCAGTCGCGACCGATCCACTCAACTTAGATAGCAAGTTAAACATTTGGAACTCGATTCCAGACTCACCTGGAGGTGTAGATGTAATTGTATTCGATCCGACATTCACGGACTCGAGCGGCGGCGCGAGTATTAACGTTCTTTTCTCTAATCCGAATTATTCAAATTCGGGGACAACCGCACTCTCCCAACTTAGTGCGGTGAAGGGGGCCGGAAACTTTACTTACAACATCAACCCGCTGTTCACGAATTTATTTCAACTTTTTGTTGCGCAGCCGACTCTCGTAATGAACGCCGCCGGAGTCGTGACCAACGCTTGGACGATTCTGTCGCAACAATCGATTGGCGCAGCTTCGACTGTGGCTGCTGGCACTACTTCTAATTTCATCAGTTTCTCCGAGAATTCACAATTACACTCAACGGGTAATAGCGGCTCTGCTCGCTGGACTAACGTTCTAGGCTATTCATTTGCTCTTAGAATGAATAGCGGAACTGGCGGAGGAACACCAAGTGTCACTACTATAGATAATCTAATCGCGCTCAACGTCGCGAATATTGCGAAAACTGGCAGCGGTACAAACACTGTCACTAATCAAACTGCTATTAACATTGCAGACCTTACAGGCGGAGTAACTAACCGCTCTTTAAGATCGCAAGGAACAGGAGCTGCTATGTGGCACGCGGGACTTGCTACATTCGGCGCTGATTCTGCACCTGACACTACGCTACATCTTAAGGGTTCGCCGGCATGTGTAACTTTCGACGAGTCTACGGGTACACCAAGTAATCCAACCGCAGATTCGCAAATGCGAGTGTACATGCGAGCAGATAAATTTATTATTCAGTTCAATAACGGCGGAACGGTTCGCTACAAGTATCTAGACTTAACCGGCACCGGCGTTACTTGGGTTCATTCAACAACAGCACCAACATAAGGAACGATAGACATGTCATTTAACGAAAACGATAAAAGTTACCTAGCGCGCTTCTTGAGCGAGAGTCTCGGAGGAGCAAACATCACAGCAGAAATTCAGAATGTATTTGTGCAACTCTTAGAAGGAGATCCGGTTACAAGAGCGTATATACTCGGTCAAGTTAAGCTTTACATGGCCGGCAAAAAAATGGCATTCGAAGCGCAGAAGGCAGGATTACCAATGGAGACCACCATTCGAGATCAAGGCCTTGCAACTGAAATATCTAACATAGGCGCTTTAGCGGAGAAGCTCGAACAACTGATAACTGAAGCGCAAGGCGGTTAACGAATGTTCCTCTTCCTCTTACTTCCACGTGGCGACACTGTCGGGCCGGTTCACAGAGACATACGCTACATGCCGCAAGACGCGAAACGTCGAAGGAAGAAGCAGTTATGCGAAGAAGAGGAGTTGGTTCTGGCTGCGTTATTCCAAGCTGAGTATCCGGCATTTCGGTTCTTAAAACGAGAGGAAGAAGACGAGCTTTTATTACTGATTCTTGCAGGAGGTGTTGAATGAAGTTCTACGAAAAACTCTCAGATAAATTTAAACCAGCAAAAGCTCGGAGGCTTACATGACAGAGAGAATACAAACAAGAGTGTTCAACTACGGCAACGAGAAAGAATCGTCATGGCCGCCTAAGTATGGCACTGCGTCGATACTTGGCGACGATGAAGGTGGAGGTGTTTATCACATCGGCGAAGACGGTAAGTTAGTAAATGGCTACCCACCTCCTAAAAATAGAGTTTTCGCGAGAGCGCCTTACATTATCACCGACACAATCGATGCGCACTACCACCATGGTGCCTGTCAGTGGACAGAGAGTAAATCTGGTCTGCGACAAATGGATGACGCTACCGGCACAATTACCACCGGCTCGAGGCTTCAGCCTAACTTAGCACCAATTAAGAGACGCGCAGCAGAGCGTAGAAAAGATCTTCATGAATCAATGCACCGCGCCGTCGCGCAGCTTGATGCAGGAACAGCACCGCTAACAGAGGAGCAGCGTCAACTCTGCGAGCGACAAAACGAAATAGTAAGCGAAGCACTTAATTTTGACGCGTTTAATGTAGCAGGGAGAAAGAAAAATGCAAAAGGTAAGAAATACCGAAGGTAGCACTGAAGTAGTTGAGGAAGCTGAAGCTGTAGCGGCGCAGTCCCCGGAAGTAGAGACAGGGGAGGAGTTAAAGTTGTCGATGCGCGAAGCTCTAGAGGTTTCGCTAGATGAAGTGAAAGCTAAAGAGGAGAGTAGTAATGATTCAGAAATTTCCGTTCGTGAACACACCAGAGCAAAAAGAAAAGCAAGTAACGAAACAAACCTGGCTGCGGACGATAACGCTAGCACCTCACGACTTAGCGGAGCTGTCACCGACGACAGTCGCGAGACTTCAGGCTCGCAGCTTCAACCTCCCGCAGAGTGGTCAAAGGAAGAAAAAGAAGACTTTCTGTCATCAACTCCGAAGGCTCAAGAGGCGGCTTTGCGCCTTCATAAAGCGCGCCAAGGTAAGCTCGAAGAAATTAAACGGGAATCAGGCGAACTACAATGGGTTAAAGATCTAGTTAAAGACTTAGACCCGTTCGTTAAGACTAGAGGAGGGAAGGAACCAACTCACGCACAAATTGCTAAAGCCATCGATGTTGTTAATCGTCTTGGGAACGCCAACAACATCGGTGATATTGTTGAGGTAATGCGCGCTAGAAACTTACCTGTCCCCGAGATTCTTGAGCAAGCACTAAACTCAGCCGCAGAAAAAACGCCTGACTTACAAATTAATGCTGTACTTCAGCGCGTAGCTGTACTAGAGTCGATGCTATCTGAGGGAGCGAAAGCTCAAACCAACCTTGTGTTGGCCGAACAGTGGAACTCCTTTCAGAATGAACAAAATGCGGCTGGAGTAGCGAAATACCCCGATTTAGCTAACCCTGAAACGGGTCTTCGACTCGCCAGAAACATTGGTTCCTTAGTGGGCGCTGATGGCCCGACACCCTTGTCGGAGCAGTTCATTGCCTCGGTGAAAGATCGCATCCCTGGAGCTACATACCAAACGCTTCTTCAAGAGGCTTACAGGTATTTAGGCGGCCAGGTCGCAGACTCTAAAGAACCGCCTAAGACCCAAACCACGCAAACACACATAGTCCGATCGCGTCGTGCAGCATCGTCCGTCCCTGGGCGAAGTGCTGGTGCGTTGAGTAGTGGAAACGTGAAGCGTTTTCCAACTCGACAAGCCTACGCCGAAGCGATCGCAGAATTAAATGCGCGTGACGGGGAGTAGGTAGCCGAGCCTTGGTTGACCTACTCCGTAATGAGTGGGTTAACCAAAATGGCAGGCTTATCTGAGATTCAGGTCACAACCTGGGAAAAACGAGAAAAGAGACCAGCAGACGCAGTATCGGACAACATTCCGATGCTATACAAAATGCGAAAAAACGGCGGCATTAAAGAAATTAATGGCGGCCGAGTAATTTACGAACCAATCAGATACGCGCAGAACGCTTACGTTCAGCGCATCGACCCGACCGAAGTAATTACGCTTGGTCACAACCAAACGCTTACCGGCTTCGAGTATAGCCCTAAGATTATCGTTGTTCCTGTGATGATAAACGCCCTCGAAAAGGCGCAAAATCGTGGGGATGCAGAGTTCTTAGATCTTCTGGAAGAGCGAAACGCTATCGCCGAAGACTCTCTAATGAACAACATGGAGTTAGATCTTCAAGGTGACGGCACTGGTTTTGGCGGTAAGGCGTTTGCAGGTATTCGAAGTTACATAGTCGATACACCTTCGAACGGTTCTTATGGCGGACTTGCTCGCGGATCTTATTCAGCAATTCGCAATACCGCAGTTAACGCTCCTTCAACGTTCACCGGTGCTACTGACGCAAGTAACATCGAGTCGCGGTTCCGAAACGTAAAGAACCGCTTAGTTCGCGGCACTAATCGTCCCGATTTAGCGTTAGCTGGCGATACGTACTTCAATGCTGCTTGCGACGCGATGAGCGCTAAACTGCGATTCACGACAGACAAAGAGATGTACGAAGCAGGATTCGATAACGTCGTTATCGAAGGAATGACCATGGTTCTTGCTGGCGGAAAAGTATTTTCCGGTTTTTCGAGAATCGCGTCAGACCGCGCATACTTAATAACTTCGAAGGCTATGAGTTTGAAGATGTATAAAGGCTTCAACTTCCAGCCTCAGCCAGACCGCGTAGCAATTAATCAACTTGTAGACGTTTCGATTAACGTTGGTATCGGCCAGTTCACAAGCAACGGAACTGGTTTGTGCGGCGTAATGTATGACTCTTAATATTAGGAGATAAGCAGAATGCACCAAGCAATGCCCAATTTGACTCAGTCGGACGGCCTAATCCCTCAGGCGGAGTTAGGAGCGGAATATGTCGGTAAGTCTGGTAACGCCTATAAATACATGAAGGCGGCTGGAACTATCGCAGCTTACTCTTTATGTACCTTTCAGAATGATTTCGATGCAGAGGAAGGTACAACCACAACATCTGGCGCGAAGCCGACAGGTGCCGGCGTTGCGCAATTTGCAATCGGAGACCTCGAGTATTTCTGGCTTCCAATCGGCCCTTTTGGCCCGTATCGCGAAGACGGATATACACCATTTAAGGTTAATGCTGCACTAGATTGCGCAACTAGCGTGAAGCTCTACACAACTGCAACTGACGGTGTTGTAGATGACTCAGCTACCGATCTTGTAGCAGGACTTTGCCTTACGGAAACAATCACTACAGCCCGAGCCGCTAACTGCATCGCAGTTCAGAGACTTGTAACTAATTGCCAAGATTAAGGAGCGCTTATGTTATCTCCATTAGAGTCTATAATTCCGAGTTGGGATTCCCCAACACTTCAAGGTTTTGACACTTCTAACATTGACGTCGAAAATAGTCAGCGTATCGGCGGGAGTAACAAGCGCCAGTATGTTCGCTTCTATAAGCGTCTTGTCCCAGAAGTCCGAAACTTAAAGGCTAAGCTCAATGATGACGGAACGGTTAAGGCTAAAGGCACCGAAGTTGTTCAGGTTGAGAAATTATTCGTAAATATAGTTACTCCAGGAGACAAAAATACTTACGACGATATCGCAACTGAATGGCATAAGCGAGAGTTCTATCAGCACTACAAGTCATTTCAGGACGGCAGAACAGTGCCGCTAGGTAAAGACTTAGATGAGTGTGAATATGTCTCACCGTCTATTGTAATGGAATTGAAATATCGCAACTGTCATACAGAAGAGCAACTAGCGGACGCTTCTGACATTATGGTCGAGGGTATCGCCGACGGCTGGCAACTCCGCGAAATGGCACGAGCGATGTGTATACATTCTCGTAACACTGCAAGCGAAGGTCGCGTGAAAGCGCTTAGCGTAGAGCTGGATACAGCTAAGAGTCAAATGTTATTCATGCAGCAGCAGATGGAAGAGATGCGCACGATGCTTGTCAACTCGAGAGGTGAGCTGATTTCTACTATTCAACCTCAAGCACCTGCAGCACGTAAGTCTCGCACTAAAAATAAAGAAAAAGCCGCAACTTCAGATGCTGAGGTTAGCGAATAATGAGATACACCTTAATAGTACTTTTGCTCGCATCAGCCCTTGCGCAAAACGCTTGGGCTGATGCTTGCAGTAAGTCATTAACTGGAACGTTTCCGGCAGAGCAAGCCAGAAGACTGTGCGCGACCACGCTCGGAACTCCCAATAACCCGACTATTGCTGGAGATCTTACATTTAGTAAGACAAGCGCTGAGATTGTGCCGGGGGCAACCTCGTTACTTTTTCGCAACAATGCTGATGACGCAACAAATGTCTCCATTGCCGACGCTGGAGCAGTTTCGACAAGAGCTGGCGTTACGGCGGTAACCGGAAATTTCACAGCGACTGCGGGAAGTTTCGTTGCTTCCGCATCTGGTCAAACGCTGCATTTACAGGAGGCGACTTCCGCAGCCGCTTGTATGGGCACGGCTAACGCAAACGGAACGACTGCCGTAACTGTAGCTACTACATGCGCAGCTACAGGTGCTCGTATTTTTATCTCTGCGACTAGCGACGGCACGGGAGCGACAGGAAACGACCAAGGTGATTGCTGGACAACTAACATCGTAAACAACACTTCGTTCGACCTCGATTGTCCTGACGCTAACAACAATGCCGCTTACAATTGGATTATTTTCAAGGAGGCACCATAATGGGACGCTACCAAGCATATTTTTATGACCACCCAACTGAGCAGTTGTATGTCGACGGTGAGCCTACTAACCTACCCAGGGAATATTTTCACCTCGAGGTACCTGCGATTACGCAACCATCGGTTCCTTACGAGTTTGACGGCCCTGCAAGTCCGCAACATAAAGAGCAATACCGACGCGAGTACGAAGCCTTTTTGAAGTCTAAAGAACTACCAGAAGGGATATCAGTACCTAGCCCTGTCGTTGAGCCCGTTAAGGTCGAACCAGCTGTTGTGACCAAAGTAGAGCCTACAGACATAACTCCAGTTCATCCGATCGAACCTGTAACCGAATCATACGAAACCGCAACTCCAGTTGAGCCAGCGAAAGTGGTGGAACCTGAGCTTGTAACAGACAGTGAACCACTTCCTGCCGCGGTGATTGCCGATGCGACCGAAGAAGCTGAAACTAAACAGGAAGCGTAGAATGTGGCTCGGACGATTAAAGAAATTATTCAAGAGTTCTGTTACCGGCAGAACGACGCAGCGCCAAGTTCTATTGTTGGTGTAGCGTCAGCAACTGAACGTCAGTACTTAAGCCTTTTTAAGTACATTGGTGACGATCTCCGTAACCGCCCTTTTCCGTGGCCGCAATTAAAGCGACCTTACACATTTACAACCGTAACCGGTAAATCTCGCTATCAATTGCCTGGCGATTTCTATCGACTATTAATGAACAACCAGTGGGATGTAACCAACCAATGGCCGCTGCTTGGGCCAGTCAGCGATTCGATCATGACGGGCCGACAGTTTGGTGTGTGGGAAGCGGCGACGAGGAGGTTGTATCGAATTGTCGGCCCGACCAATTACTTATTCTCGACAGCCCCATATGCTCAGCGCTCAGCTTCAACATTCGAAATTGACGCTCCTGGAGTTAATGACACTGATGAACTCTTTCTTGGGTACCTCTCTGCGAACTGGCTATGGCCACGCAACTGGGTAGCGGGGCAGTCTTACGTAGCCGGTGATATTCGTTCTGGTGATGGAAATGTATACAGAGCAGCAACATCTGGAACTAGCGGCAACGTAAGACCAAACCATACGACAGGTACCGCAAGTGATGGAGCTGTCGATTGGACTGTTTACCGCGAACCTTACCCTTGCGACTCCTCTAACACAAATCTCCACGATGACGATTTCTGCTTATTCGATGACGACATCATGATTGAAGGACTTCGCTGGGCATTTCTTAAAGCGCGTGGACTCGACTTTCAGCAAGAGCGCGTGGATTGGGATAAGGCAGTTATCAATTCCTCATCTCGTTTCCACGGAACAACTAGAGTGAACATGACTACCGAAGCTGGCTGCTACGAAGAGTGGCCGCTAACACCTCCAGGGAGCTGGCCTGTATGAACGACATGAGCGGCGTAGATTACTCGCAACATAAAAACTGGCAAGTCGTTAAAACTCCCTCCGGCGGCACTTACTATGCGGTTCCAGGCACAGCGTTTGTCTATGACCCTTACATGTCAGGGGTGAAGGGTGAAACTGTTTTATGGAAAAATCCGCAGCCTGAGCTAGATGAGAAGCAGAAAGCCGAACAGCAAGCACAGGAAGTGCTAGACATGCAGAAAGATGCAGCTTCTCCCCTAGGTCAAGCACTCCCTTTAGTTGGTGGAGCTGCTGCGACGGTTGGTGGAGCTTATATGGTCGACAAACTCGCGTCACCTACAGCCTTACGACCACTTCCAGATGGCAGCATTTTGATGTCCGACGGAACAATTAAAACTGCGACAGCTGCGACGGAAGCGGCGGCGTCCAATGCAGCATCGACAGCTGCGGTACCTACAATTAGTAATGCACCAGCCACGGCAGCAGCACCTGCCGCACCTGCTTCAGCCGGCGCAGCCCCGACAGCAGGAAGCGGTATGCAGATGCTCTACGACATTGGCGGCCCACTAGCGCTCGCGGGAATCACCGCATACACCGGGTCTAAAACTTACGATGCGTTTCGCGCCGGTGAGGGGAAGGGGGCTTGGGGTGGTCTCAAAGAAGGATTTAAAGAGGCAGGCCCACTTAATTTTGTTCCGGTTCTAGGTCAGGCCGCATGGGCCGGTGGATTACTGGGAGGCGTTTTTGGGCACGTTAGTACGAAAGAACGGCAACGTGAGAGGGAAGATAAGGTTGCGGAAGATAATCCGCTTTACGCAGCGTTCTTAGGTCAACTTCGAGAGACTCGCAATCAGAACCCCGAAATTAAAGACGGCTACAACCCAGCTCAAGACAAAGATTTCATTGGAGTAGATCCGAACACTGGCCTTTGGACTAACAATAAATTCGCAACTGGCGGAAGCGCTGGCGGTAAAAAATTCGACGTAAAGAATCTTGTAGCTGACGACATACGAGGCACTCCAGATTTTGTTAAGCAATACTCAGACTGGTTTAAAAAGTCAGACGAAGAGCAAAGAGCCATAGCGCAGCAAGCATTAGATGCCGGTGCGGTTAGTTCGAGTAACGGCGGCATTTATGTTGACTTCGACAAGCTCCAGGCCTCGCAAATTGGAACGAAATTAGCAGCGAGGATGAACGGCGCATGAGTAAGCCTCGCACAGCAGATTCAGCGTTTTTCCCCGCACCTGTCGGCGGAATGAACACCAGCGACCCGCGAATGATGCTCCAGGCTATTGAGGCGCGGTCTATTAATGACTACTACTGCTACGCAGGTTCCCTTAAAGCTAAACAGGAAGAAACTAGCGCGGTAAACTTAACAGGCAATCAACGTGCTGCGGGACAGCACCCTTGGACAATCGCTGCAAATGCTAAGCGAATCATCGTCACGACAGACTCTAAAATATATTCAGTCGAAAGTAACTGGACAGCGACCGACATAACTAGCCCTGTGACAATAACTAACGGCGATACGGCTTCAGCTTCGTTCAATGGTTATTTGTTTATTGTTAACGGCGCAAATCCTGTGATTCGCGTCAACACGAGCGTTGTTGCGTCCAACCCTGGTTTCGCTGGGCCGAGTCCGAACGATTCAGTATTAAGTCAAGTTTGGGGATTTAAAAACCGCTTATGTTTTATAGAAAAGAACTCAACTAAGTTTTGGTACGGCGAGCTTAATGCAATCAGCGGAACTCTAACATCAGAGGATCTCGGGGCTGTGCTCTCAGTTCCAGCGAACCTAATTTTCGGGGCAACATGGTCAAACGCTGGAGGTAGTAGCGACGAAGAGTATTGCGTGTTCGTGTCGGAAGCTGGTGAGGTGCTAATTTACGATGGTACCGATCCAACAGACACTACTACACCTTGGCGCATAGTGAAACGAACAAAGATAGCCGAGCCAATTGGTAACCGTGCATTTGTTAAAGTTGGTGATGACCTTCTCATTTACACTAAATCAGGTGTTGTTCGGCTATCAGAGGCTGTAAGCAACTCAGCAACTCCAGCTACGCTATTTAACATCACCGATAAAGTACAGAAAGACTTCCAGGAAGGTGCTTACCCTTCGAACCCCAACAACGCCGTAATGGCCTTGCATGACATTCTACCGTTCGTGTTTATTGTTTCTAGCCCCAGTCGAATTTGGTGCATGAACTACAAAACCGGCGCTTGGTCACTAATTATGACTAGAGGTAATGCAGCTAGTCTGTGCTTCGCGTTTGGTGTGCTGACCATTGGTTATGACACGGCAATTATTGCTGGTTCGGAAATTTACTACATTCCTAACGCTGTAGGGATGTCGGGAGTCGGCGCAAATAATCGCTCATTCTCTACTGGCTGGCTGGATTTTGGCTCTGAGTTAGTAAAGCACATTAAGTCCATAGAGGTTGTATGTAGCCAGTCTACAACGCCAACAACCTACACGCTAACTATGTACAGAGACTTCGTTTCGAGCAATACTGCTGGATATTACAACACTGATACAAAGACTGTGCAGGGTAACTCTGACACGACAGTGATTGAATTCGCACCAGGCTTAAGCGGCCACCATCTGCAACTAAAACTCTCTGCTTCTGGTGGAGCAGTCGATGAGATTTACGGCTTAAGAATCTATTACGAATTAGGAGGGGTGAAGTAATGCCAACTCAGAAAGAACTACAAGCGCAGCACGGCTGGGTTAAGGGGAAGCCCGTCTATAATAAAAATAATCAGCTTATTATTGATAGCAACGGAAATTTGCGCGGTGAGTTGCGGAACGCCACATTATCTGGCGGCGGAGGCGGAAGTGCAGGTGCCAATCCTAACGCAAACCCTAATTACGGGAATCTAGGAATTAACGGCGAGAAAATAAATGCGAGAAGAGCTATTCGCACAGTCACTGATGCGACCGCTGCAGATACTAGCAAGAATTTTTATATGCAAAATCCGGGCGAACAGACCGATGCGTTTGGTAACAATCAAAGCATTTCTTACGACCCCGCAACCGGCAAAACTTCAATAACTCAAAACGCTGGAGGTGCTTTAAGTGCAACAACTAGAGCTTTCTTAAACGCAACGGAAGGCTTAGGTAATGATGGCCGGGCGCAAGCGCAGGACGCTAACTACAATTACATCACACGAGATAATGAGCGAAATAAGCAGCGAGAAATTGCAGCGAAAGAGCAGCAACTCGCAAATCAAGGTGTTCCGTGGAGCGCAGACCCGAACAGTAGGTATCAAAAAGAGTTAGCAGGTATCCAAGAGCGTTATCAGCGAATGGATGAAGACGCAAGAAATCTAGCAATTACAACTGGCAACGAAACATACGCAACTAACGTTAACGCCGTTGGTACTCTCGGAACGACTATGCAGAATCAGTCTCCGACATTTACTGCTTTCACGGGCGGCCAGTCGAATCAAGGAGAGGCGTTAATGAATTTATTCAACAGTCTTAGCCAAGCTGAACTTACTAAACTTGGAATCAACAAAGACTTCACGGCTAAACTTAAAGGTATTGCTGCAAGTAAGGCATCAAGCGGAAGTGGCGGCCCTATTATTGGAGGCGTAGCACCGTAATGGCACCAAGCATTTATCAAGACTTGTTTGCTGATATTAATAGTGGCGCTGACGCTGAAGATATTAATCAATTCAAGAAGGTTATTGCCGCGAATGATTATTACCGCAGAGCGGCAGCACCGCTTCTTAATGCAAAGTTCGACACTTCCACTTGGTCACCAGGCGAAGCAGTTGGTGTTACCGCCTTGCAAGCGTTTCTTGGCTCAGCGTTAAACACTTACGGTCAAAAGCAAGAAGCAAGGCAGCTTGAAGCTGTGGCTCCATATCTCCCTGCGCTTTACAAAGATCCGCTCAACACCGTTCTCCCTGAAAGCGTAGACCCAGAGGCACGCGCAGGATTGAGGGTTAATGCAATTACGAAGAAAGCCGAGCAAGAAGCTCTTGTTAGATCTGCGCTATATCGCGATGTATTTGGAACCGATGTTGCAAACAAGGCTTATATCAATCGCGTGAAAGAGCTAGCACCGATAGAAAGCGAACAAGCATTGGCGCTTGAAGAAATCAAGCGCGGAATGGCAGAGCCAGAGAGGTCGGCGGACATGGAAGATAAATTACGGGCTCAGTTTCTTGGTCAAAAAACCGTTCAGGACTTTGGGCAAATATCGACTCAGTTTGCAGCTCTACAAAAAGCAGCCAACGATCCAACTGCAGTTTCAGATTTAGATTACATCTACGGCATTGCTAAAATCCTAGACCCGCAAGCCGTCGTCAGAGAAAGCGATGCAGGTGCGGTAATAGATTCGCAGTCTATACCGACGTCGATACTTGGAACATTAAATAAATACATAACCGGAGATCCTGCGATTCGATCAAAAGGGAGACAGTCGTTTCTGGACTTAGCTCAACGTCGTTATGATATTCAGAAAGAAGCAGTCGACTTATTAGCTAATGATTTTAGAACAATCGCCAGCGACCGCGGGGTTCGGCCGGAAAGGGCAGTTGTTATACCTGGCGCTCCTGTAGCTTCCAGGAATCCGCGTGTTGTGAACTTCGGGGAGTTAGAAACCCTTGCTAAGAGCTTCCCGAATACTCCGGAGGGTAGAGCAGCTTTTAAACAAAAAGTAGCGGAGCTAGAGTCTAGTGAACCCTGATCAGGTATTCGACAAAGCGCACGGTAATAGTAATCACAAGTCGTCGTCCATTGATACAGACGCGATTTTTAATGCTGCACATAATACTCGTGCTGAAGGACTTGGTTCTTACCTTTGGAGTGGTACCAAACAAATCGCTAGCGGTGTAGTTGAAGGCGCGGCTGGTGCGACCGGTCTTGGTCTCGATTTACTTGCCCTTACTCCGTTCGGAGCGGGTCAAATGCCAAAGTTTCGCAAAAACCAAGATGGAGAGATTAAGCGAGACTGGTTTCCGTATAGCCGCACAATAAACGGTGCCACAACGGAAATTTTACCCGAGCCGGAAACCGAGGATTGGCTGGATAGATATGGGCGAACCGCTGGCCAGTTCGTTGGCGGAAACCTTGTTATCCCTGGCATGTCGCTGGGTAAACAAATACTCACGGGCCTAGCTGGAGGAATTGGAGCTGAAGGCGCTGAGCAGTTAACAGGAGACGACACCATCGCACCAATCGTCGGCGGCGTTGCCGGCGGAATGGCGCCATCATTACTGGGTAACGTTAGTGGGATGGCGAGAAACCTATTTCGCGGCGCGACACCGCAGGAGATAAAAGGTTCGGCGGCGTTAGCCATGAAAGAGTCTACAGGCGTAAGCGCTGATGATATCAGTAAGGCAATTGCACTTCGCCCAGACGATGATATGGGACGATTAATGTCGACGGCTGAAGTTACAGACGATGCTGGCTTTGCGCAACTCGAACAAACACTAGCCGCTAAAGATGAACCGGCGCGACTTTATGCTATGCGCGACGCGGCACGCAACGAAGCTCGCGAGGCAGTACTTGATTCAGGCAGTAGTACTCAAGGAGTAAATAAAGAAGGACTTGGAACGGCATTAATATCGAGAGCTAAGGATGTTAAAACTCAAATGGGGCTCGAAGCCGAAAATCTTTGGGCTGGCGTACCGCGTAATGTCAATATTGATATTAGCAACGGTCAACGACGAGTTCTTGGGGTTGTAAATTCTCGCAAGGGAGGGTTACCGCTCGATAGAAAGGTTAGAATTCTCGCCGATCAGTTCCTTGACGCTAAAGAAGGAACTGCCGTGTCTGGCGCTCTTCAAGACACGCGCTCAGATGCTCTACACTTACTTCGAGAGGGTAACTTAATGCCTCACGAGGTGCGAGTGTTAAATAGCATTAGAGAGAACATTGATAAGGCTATGGAACATGGCTTTGGTAACTCCAATTATAGCGTATGGGAAGAGGCTCGTAGCGCAACCGCTAAAGCTGCTGAAATTTTTGCTCGAGGTCGAGCAGGCGGCGCACTAACTGAACCAATGGCTAAGCCATATAGAGTTCTAGCTAGCGCGTTAAAAGGCGATACGCGTTCTATTGAAGAATTACGTCAAGCCATCCGAAGCGAACCTAAGCTACTAGAGGACGTCAAGCGAGGTTACTTAGATATGGTTCCGCGTGACACTCAAGGCCGCTTAACAGCCAATAACATGAAAAAGTTCCTTTCCGCTAACGAAGGAGGAGTGAAGGAACTTTTCGGCGAAGATTATTATAGATCACTATCCCGTGTGCTTGAAGACCTTCGTTCTCAAGCGAAGGTTAATCTAAATGCTAATCTTGCGAGCAAAGGTAATTCTGTAACCGCTCAAAGGCAAACGGTAGCAGGAGCAATTGATGATCTGCTGTCCGAGTCGCTTGTTCCGGGGGCTGGGCCACTAGCGCACGCTGCAGAGATGTGGCGCCGAACTATTGGTTTGAGAGATAAGGTAGCGGTGAGAGATTTGGTATTTAAAGCCGCAATAGATCCTGAGTTCGCACTAGAGTTAGCCAAAACACCATCTACGGAAAGAATATTTAATACCCTCGAGCGACTCGGAAACACAGTTCGCGATATGACTAACGCAGGAAGTCGCTCTATATATGCCGACCTCGCACGTACCCCAAGTTCAGAGCAACAAACAACAGGAGTAAATTCGTCAACACCGGGGAGCCAAGTAATTCAAGAAAAGAGAGGAAATAACCAACTACCGTCGACGCAAACTCAAGAGTCTGCCAAGCGCTCTTATTCGATATATCCGGAGGGTAGAAGTGAGAATACGCCAGCGCCAGAGCAGACAGTAACAACAGAGAGCCTGCCAACGTCCAGCAAGCTGTCCAGCTCTCCACTACAAAACGACGCACAACAGAAGTTTTCGCAACCATCTCCATTCTCCTTATTTACACCATCTAGTTTATCAAAATCAGAGTCGAGAGCAAGTCTATACCGTGATGTTTTTGGAGGAAGTATGAGCGCCGAAACCGACAAAGAGGCATTTAAGCAAATAAAAGCAAACCCTTACTACCACGCACTAGCGCTCGCGGAGTCGGGACTTAACCCTAAAGCTAAAAATCCTAAATCGACCGCTAAAGGCCTCTTTCAGTTTGTCGATGCAACCGCGAAGAGTTTAGGAGTAAAAAATCCGTATGACGTCACAGAGTCCTGGGAAGGTATTCAACGACTAACTAATGAGCACGCAGAGCGATTCGGAACTGACGATCCGGTTACGCTTTACGCAGCGCACTTTCTTGGTGGCACATTACTATCGAAGGTCAATCGCGGCTTAAAGCTCTCAGCTAAAGAGCAACGGTTAGTGGATGAGTTTCGAACAAAGGCGCTGCCGAATTTCGTGAAAAATCTGGAGGGAATCACAACAAAAGCTTAACGGGGGTCTTGTATGGGCCTAGCCTCAAGAATTCAGAATAAAAACACTTTTAGTTACGCGAGGATGAATGGCGCATGGAGCACATAGCGAGAGTTTGTTTATCAAATTCCTATTGGCTGTTGTTGTCGCTAGCTGCGGCTACACCTTTATTGATCTCCGTGATCGAACGCGTGAAATCCAGAGCACGCTTGAAAAATATCAGCATGCTACGAGACAAGAAATCAAGGAACTACGACGAGATTTACATAGGTGGGAAGTTAAAACAGCACCGTATCTAAACGGAAAAGGAGGGCAGTATGGTAATTAAAGTTTTATCCTGGTTCGGGTTCGGAGTTGACTGGCTAGTGCTTAAAGGGGTGAAGGCAGCGCTTGATAGAGTTCGACTACTTAACGGAATTAAGACAATTCTTGGGCTTCTCGTTCTCGCGTACGCAACGTGGGTTGAGCCGAGCTTACCACCAGAATATGCAGACGTGGCGGTGAAAGCTGTTACGGAAATATGTCTGGAGGCCGCTGGACAATGTGAAGCAGTAAAACACTTAACGCTTGTTGAAATTCTTCAAGCCGTAGGTGGCTTTTTGCTTGGACTAGGTGTTTTCCATAAAGCACTAAAACTCCCGGCGGAGGGCAAGCCGCTAACACCGGCAGAACAGAACGTCTTAGCATCAGGTTTACCACCAGCTAGGACATATTAATGAATAAGGAACACAAGGGGAGTAGGAGAGTCTTTTGGATCTCTATCTCCCTTCTAGTTAAGCTGTATAAATGGCTCAAAAAGAGGCGTAGTAAGAAGTGAGAGTAGTTCTGAGCATTATTCTTTTAGCGATATTTTACGTACCGTCAGCGGTGTTTGCAGTGCCATTAGCTTGCGAAGATTTTAACGACGGTGATGTTGATGCACCCTTTGCTGTCATTTTTCAGAATTCTAACTACACTCCCACGACATCCGCAGAAAAGTTTGTGGCAAGCCCAACAGACGCAGCGGATGGTGTTATTCATTACTTCATTCCTAGTGGCACCAACGAACGCCAACCGTTTCAAATTGAAATTGGCGCAGAAGACTTCACAGCGTGGTTCGGCCAAGCTTACAGCTCAGAAATTTACTTCGAGTGGTATGAGTATTTTGCAGCGAACTATTCATGGCCCACCGGAAGCCAAAAGATTATCCGCAACGGCTACTCTAACGAAGGAGACTCTCAAGACCCCGAACGTAAAGAATCAACTCTCACAATTCATGGCTCAAACGATTGGCATCAGATCACCACGCACTGCGGCGTATACGGAAACCCGTCACTTTGCGAGCACGACTTTTTTGAAACAGAGGATGTGGATTTTCCTGTTGGCCAATGGGTGAAGATGGGCGCTTGGTACGATTGGAATAATAATTTTATTCGTTTCTACGAAAATGATGTCTTAGTCTTGGAAATTACTAGCGACATCAGTCAGAACACTGTTAAAGGCGCCAACTATGCCTGGATTGGCGGGAATTACTCCATGGAAGGTGGAGTAGGAGGTGCCGCAAACAATAGTTCTCGTTACATTAACAACCTTTGCGTATACGCAACCAAGCCGACCGATGACGGCGGAGGAGACACTATTTCAGAAACACCAATTTCGGTGCTCGACACTAAAAGGAGAAGAAGATGAAAGCAGTTATTTCGTTACTACTAGTTGCATTACTTACAGGAACTCCAGCAGTAGCAGATCCTGTTCCAACGTTTTCAACTACAGTAACTCCGACAATTACAACCGACGCTTACGCCGCCGGCGATGCGATAGGTGGAGAGATGGAATTTGTGAATGTATGCGCGATTAGTGGTCGCAGCGCGGAGATCCGAGAGGTTATTGTAACCGACAAAAACCCAGAAGGATTAGATCTAGGTATAGTGTTCTTTAGCGGCCCTACTACTACCCCTAGTGTTGATAACGCTGGATTAGACATCGCAGATGGCGACCTTGTTATGGCTCCATTCGAAATTCCACTTACTGTGCATAAGGCTTACGTCGATAACGGAACTACCGAATCAGGAGCTGTCAGTTACAACGTTAACTGCACTGCTAGTCGCTCAGTGTATGCTCGCTTAGTGGCGCGTCATGCGTCCGGAACGCTTCAGTATAGTGCGAACGGCGACATTTCGGTGACGGTGAAGGGGTTTAAGAATTAAGATTCGAAAATCTCGATTACAGTCCTTTCATGGCTTGCGCTTGCGACCTTAACGACACGCTTATAATCCAGTCGACGTACTTAGAACTGTCGTCAGGGATGATTTCTGCTTCTACGATTGCGTCGAGATAGTGCTTCGGCCAGATGTTGTCGGGGTCGAAGGTTCGGCGGCGGTAGCTTGTAAAGCCATCCTTTCGCGTAATTTCATACTCAAAATTTCATTAACGGATGAGCATCGTCCGGGGATTTCTAGGTGAAATATTTTGCGCATCATGGTAATCCCGTAAGTAACGAAAGTATTAGAATGACGAGTAGCATAACGGTAATGCACTTCGCTGTTAACGAAGGTGATGTAGGTTCGATTCCTATCTTGTCAGCCACTATCGCCAGAATGCCCATGAAAGTAAACTTACCGTTATTACCATTCCTTGCATTTTAATCCACTTGCGCTTAGTTCCATCAAGCGTCTTCCATTTGCGATACCAATTCGCAAAAAGCCTTCGGTTACTCTCCGTTAGTGTCATTTCTGGATCGTCAGACATTCCGAGTCGAGGCTGGTAATGCGTCCCGTTGTGATTGTCTTCGAATTGCGCGTCGTGAGTTTTACATCCGTCGTTAAATAGCGGGTCGTCAACTTTGAACCACTTATAGCCGCACGGAACGTCGTTTTCGTTAGAATCTTCTGGGAGGAAGGAGGGTTTTTTTGTGTTCATTACTTCTACTGCTTCTTAACCGATACCTTCATTAAGAATAGTACGAGTTTGAACTTTAGTACAAGTTTTTACTCTTCGTTTTTAGCTCGGAAATAACTCGCACTCCTTACTTCTCGGTGTAAAATCTTTCCACGATCCGCAAAAATATAATATCGCGACTGCTGCGAAAGGAGCTTATCAACGAAAGTTTCGCCGGTATTTAACGTTACGTGCAGTCGCTTCTTTAGTTTGAAAGTTGTGTGATTATTCACAACTCAACTTTTTTACAGCCTCAAATTCGAGCCACGGGTAAAACGGGCCTTCGTGCCAGCTGCCGTCGTCTCCGACTTTGAGCGAATACGAGTAATAGCTAGGATCTTTGCACTTTGCTGGACAGTGATTGTCTCTCTTGTGCGCGCACCTGTTGCAGAAAAATCCTCTGCATTTCTGGCACTGGAACTGAACTGGTACTTCCATGCCGCACTTGTCGCATGGAATTCCGTCTGCTTTAAGTTCGACCATTACACTTTAAACCTCAATCAAACCAAAATCCATAGTTATTTCTTTAGTGCTTGGCTCGTGAAATTGCTCAGTTGCGCTAATTGAAACCAAAAATTTACTGTCGATAAGTTTCACGTCCACAAACAACTCAGGAAATCGCTTGCGCAAGGCCGCAGCGACAAACTCCGCGTGCTCTTCGTCGCGACACAAGTAATCTATTATTTCGTCAGCAGGTAAGATCGATCTCACGAGGTCGCGCACTAAGCTCTGTAGTTGTTGCTCGTCGGTCATCACACCTTATACCCCTGCAGCTCCAGCAGCTTGACTACTGCCGCAGCAATTTTATAGCGGCCTTGCTCCCAATTCTCGATCGTGCGTTGCGAGACACCGAGTTTTTCTCCGAGTTCTTTGGTTGAGAGCCCCGCGGCATGTCGTAGTTTTTGTAGCTGTTTTGCGGTCATTGTCTCTCTAATAAATCCCTCACCGTTCGATCTAGTAGCTCCCAAGACTCACTCTCGGTTAAGCTAGTGTCCGTGCAGAGTAACATTGTTAACCCGTTAACTTCCTCGCCTGGAGATTCTCGATCGTCTGCAACAAATCCGCTCTGATTGATTAGTATCGCTGCTCTCCCCTCGATAACGCACCTCGTGGTGAGAGTGTTGCACCCCTCAGGGATCGGAGGAGGGGTCAGACCTTCCTCCTCTAGGAGTTGCAAAATCTCTGCGGAGCTAACAATAGTTATAAGTTGTTTGTTCATTCTTCTTTTAGAAGGTTGACCAACTCATATCTACGGTCTTCATTGCAGCACTGACTCATAAATTTGTCAGCGAGCCGCAAAGTCTCTTGCGGAACTTCTCCCTCGAGTTCGTTATTTAAAAACCATGTCAACCAGTAACCGGTTGTAGGTCTTTCGGTTTTCCAGGGGTTAAACTTCGGATTTGGAAAAAAATCTTCCGGGCCGTAAGCTTCCTCGTTAATTAGTAATACAGGGAGTCCGTAACTACTGCTCGGGTGCTCTGTCGTTAGAAAAATCTCTTTTGTTATTTCAATATTCATTTTAGATTTCTCCACTCTGTAATTTATTTGCAGTGCTGTAGCCAATTTGTGCGAACATTCCAACTTCACATTCTACTTCCATTACTCCAACTTTCTTGAGTTTTTCGACCGCGTCGGTGTAATTTTTCTCAAAATCAGCGTCGTCCGGGCTCTTGCTGACGAAT